GTGGAGCAATAGTCCACAGGATAGAGGTTTCATTTGGCGACGATTAAGGCAAAGTTTCCTCCAAGTCTTAAAGATATATTTAAGCCAAAAAGATATAAAGTCATTTATGGTGGGCGTGGCTCAGGAAAAAGTTGGAGTGTTGCAAGAGCATTAATCATTAAGTCTGTTAATGAACCGATAAGAGTTCTTTGCGCTCGTGAAACACAGAAGTCCATACAAGAATCAGTACATAAGTTGCTCAAGGATCAGATTGATATACTTGGTTTACAGCATATGTTTACAGTGCTTGAAACAAAGATAATTGGAATTAATGGTTCTGAGTTTAGTTTTGCAGGTATTCGTCAACAAGGCATTACAAACCTGAAATCTTTTGAAGGTGTTGATATATGTTGGGTAGAAGAGGCTCAGGTTTGTACTAAGAAATCATGGGATGTTTTAATACCAACTATTAGAAAACCAAACAGTGAAATATGGATAACATTCAATCCTGAATTAGACACTGATGAAACATATGTTAGATTTGTATTGACAGATAATGAAGAAGCTGTTGTTATAAAATGCAATTATTCTGATAATCCTTGGTTTCCAGATGAACTTGAAAAGGAAAGAATAAACTGGTTAAAGCGTGATCCAGAAGGATACAAGACAGTTTGGGATGGTGAATGTAGACCTGCTGTTGAAGGTGCTATCTATGTTAATGAGATAACTAAACTTCATCTTGAACGTAGACTTGGCAATGCTCCATACGATCCACTGTTAAAAGTTCATACAGTTTGGGACTTAGGTTGGAACGATTCAATGTCTATAATGATGGTGCAAAGATCAGGCTCTGGTGAAGTAAGGATTATTGATTATATTGAAGATTCGCATCGTACTTTAGATAGTTACATTGCCGAATTGAACACAAAGGGTTACAATTATGGCACAGACTATATTCCGCATGACGGTCGCAGTCGTGATTTTAAGTCTGGAAGGTCTACAGAAGAAATATTAATGGCATTGGGAAGAAGTGTTAATGTTTTAGGACGTGAGGACATCGAGGAAGGAATCAAGATGGCAAGGATGATGTTTGGTAGGGTTTGGATTGATAATAAAGCATCTGAACTGCTTAACCAGATCAAACGATATAGACGCACACAAAATCAAAGTACAGGCACATTCGGTGCGCCTTTACATGATGATAGCTCTCATGGTGCAGATTGCTTCAGGTATTTAGCGATGGCAGAACAGAATATGACCAATGACTCTTGGGGTTCAGGAGCATTGGATTATTCATATATACAAAGTGGTATAATTTAACAACAGAGGATTAAAAATGGCTAAGTCTAAATCAAAAAAAGCTCCATCTCCAATGATGCCTGGTAAGAAAAAAGGCTGCTAATAATGGCTAAAATGACTGATTCAGAAATATTGGCGATTATCCAGAATGAAATGGCTAATGCTAATATCAGCACAACTTCATCTCCTTCACTGCAAGAACCGCTCAGATATTATCTTGGGCTTCCGTTAGGTAATGAGCAGGAAGGACGTTCTTCATTAGTATCTACAGATGTTGCTGATGCTATTGAATGGATAATGCCTCAGATTATGAAATCATTTACTCAGAATAATGAGGTGGTGGTTTTTGATGCTGTTAATGAGGATGATGAATTACAAGCGCAGATTGAATCAGAATATGTATATGATGTATTGATGAAGCAAAATGATGGGTTTACTTTAATCCATCAGTTTGTGAAAGATGCACTTATGCAACGCAATGGAATGTTGAAAGTTTATTATGAAGATGATGAAAAGATAACCACATATAATTATTCAGGCTTAACAGAAGATCAGTTAGCTGTTGCCTTGATTGATGAAGATACTGAGATACTAGAATTAACTGAAGATGAAAGCCAATCAGAAAATCTATTAGAACAAGAACCTGTTACTTACAGTGCAAAGATTAAAGTAACAGAGAAGTGTGGAAAGATTTGTATTGATCCTGTAGCTCCAGAAGAGTTCAGAGTAAACACGCAACACAACAGTATTAGTTTAGTTAATGCTAGATTTACATGTCACATAGTCAACAAAACTATATCTGATTTAAGGGAAGAAGGTTACAAGGACGAAGATATTGAAAACTTAGTTAGCTCTGATCTATTAAGGTCTGCTTACAGGTTTAATTACCAAAACGAACCAACACAAGTTCCATCTGTATTAAGTTCAGATGATGCTAACAGATTAGTTGAGGTTACTGAATGTTACCTTAAGCTCGATGTTAATGGTGATGGTATAGCTGAGTTGATGAAGATTACAGTAGCTGGTGTTGAAACTCCAACTGTTATCTTAAACAAAGAAGAAATAGACAGCGTTCCTTGGATTTCAACTACTGCTATATTAATGTCGCATAAGTTTCAAGGTCTATCTATATTTGACCGCTTAAAATCCATACAAGACAATAAAACTGCAATTATCCGTAACATAATGGATAACATGTATCTGCAAAATAATCAGCGTAATGTCGTGCTTGAAGGTCAAGTTAATCTTGATGATCTTTTGGTATCAAGACCTGGTGGTTTAATCCGTGTAAAAAGAACAGATGCAATTATGCCATTGCAAACGCCAGCAATAGGTGATGCTGCTTTTACGATGATGCAATACCTTGATGAAGTTAAGGCAGGTAGAACTGGTGTATCTGGAGATGGTACTGCTTCACCTGAAAACATTGGTAATGCAGTTGGATCGCAAGGTGTTGAGCGTATGATGAACGCCAAAGAAGAATTGGTGGGCTTAATTATTCGTGTTATCTGTGAAACTGGAATTAAACCTTTATGTAATAAGATTCGTGATCTTGTTACCATGCACGTTGATACAGTACAAGACTTTAAGTTTCGTGGGCAATGGGTAAAAGTTAATCCAGCGGAATGGGAAGAACGTACAAAGAGTTCGGTTCGTGTTGGAACTGGAACTGGTGATACTAGAGCTAAACTTGCAGCCATACAACAAGTTCAAATGTTGCAAGAAAAAGTTATGGCAATACCAGGACAAGTATTAACTAATCCTACTAAGATTTATGCAACTATAGATGACTTCTGCAAGTTCTCAGGATTAGATTCAGCTAATAAATATTTTGTTGATCCATCAAGTGAGGAAGGACAACAAGCTGCACAACAAGCGCAACAAACACAACAGCAACAACAGCAGGAAGCACAACAAGCACAACTTGAGCAAATGCGTATGCAAGCAGAATTAGCTAAGTCAGCAACGACTACAGCAGAAGCACAAATGCAGAATGTTGCTATTAAAGGTCAAGTTGAATTAGGTAAACATCAACGTGAAATGGAGAAGCAATCATTCCAAATTCAGTTGGAACAGTTAAAAGCTGAATTAGACAAAGCTAAAGCAGTACAGATAGCTGAAAAAGATTTAGAGGATATAAAGTTTAAGTATGACCAGTTGTACGCTCAAACAGCTCTTAAATTAACAGAATTAGAGTCATCATCAAATACATCTCAAGATGTTAATTATGAGCAGAACAGGAACAATATGTATGACGGTTGAAGATGAAATAGAGTTAGGGAATAAGGCAAGCAGGGCTTACTCAACTTATTTAGCTGATTATATTATTAAGAAAAATGCAGACTTATATAGGCAGTTTTTGTTTACAGATAATATAGAAGGTTTAAAATTGATAAAGGCTCAACAAAAGGCATTACAAATTATTGAAAATGATATAACTTCAGATATAGAAACTGGGCGACTAGCTCAAATACAAAAAGGAAATTAAAAATGCCAGACCAAAATACTACTTCAACGGCAGAACTATCAAGCGAAGCTGGAAGCGTAAACATGGTGGATCAAATTGCCAACCTGTTATCAGGTGAGCCAGAAAAAGAATCTGTTAAGAAGCCAGAAATTGAAGAATCAGAGGAGGATGATACCCAACCAGACGATTCTACTCAAGAGATGGAAGATGCAGAAACGGAAGAAACAGATGACGTTGAAGAAACTGATTCTGACGAAGATGTCACTTGGGCTAATACACTTGGCATTGACGAAAAAAATGTAGTCCTTGATGAAGAAGGAAACTTAGCTGGCATTAACGTAAAAGTTAAAGACTTAATTGCTGGATACCAAAGCAATAAAAGCAATACTAATAAATCAAAACAACTTGCTGATGAAAGACGAGATTTTGACAATATTAAGAACGCTGTTGCTAGTGAGTATGTTGGCAAGATAGAAACAGTAAATAAGCTAACACAGCATCTTAAAGATACTTTGATGGGTAGCTATAAAGATATTGATTGGAACAGACTTAGAGTTGATAATCCTGGCGAATACGCTGCAATGGTGCAAGATTTCAATTTACGCAATAGTGAAATAGAGCAAATTTCAAATGCAGTAAACAATGAAATGCAGGGCATTGGTCAACAGATGACCGCAGAACAACAGGCGATGCAACAAGAGTATATTAAAAGTCAGGCTGATAAGGTCTTGGAGAAAAATCCTTCATGGGCAAAACCTGAAGTATTCAAAAAGGCTTTAGGAGAGATGACTGATTTTGTAGCAGATGCTTATGGTTTTACACAAGAAGAGTTTGGCGGAATACAAGATGCAAGAATGCTTGAGGTTATCAAAGATGCTATGAAGTATCGTTCAAGCATAAAGAATGTTAAAACCAAACTTGATGTAAACTTACCAAAGTATCAAAAAAGTACAGGAAAAACAACCAAAGCAGTTACTAAACTTGATAAGCTAACAA